CTTCGCATCGCGGGAAACGCATATCTGCTCGTTTAGTTACGTTATACGCTTCGTTTGGTTCGCCTGTCGGTGAGTACAGGATAACGTCTGGAGATCTAACCATTTCTACGGGGAACTTAATGTCGTAGATGGACTGCGATAACAGATTACCCAATGTTAGGTACTCTTCGTTAAGCCGTGAAGTTCCTGTGAATCCTGTAGGTTGATCCCAATCGTAAGTTCGTAAATAATACGGAAGACACTGGTGTAGTTCTTTTTCTGGTGGAGTGTACACGTAATCGGCTGCGTCGCTTCCTAGCTCTAGTTTAACTTGAGCAACGCTTAAAGTAACTCCTGAAGACGGGAATTCAAATCCTATTCCGTACCAGCCTTCGTCTAAAACACCAATACCTGTTGGTTGTGCTGTGGTATTAAACGTGTACGCGTATTTTTGCCAAGTTAATCCCAGTTCAACACCGGTTGCAATGGGAATTCTACCGGCAAACGCATCAGAAACATCACTTGCTATGGAATAATCTGATGGTTCTCCGTATCTGTTGTACACCACGTCTACGGTAGCACCACACACACCTGCGTGAGCCCAGAAAGTAATGGTAGCCTGTTGACCTTGGAGTAGTCTTGCTCCGCTTTGTATGTTTTCAAATCGTGGCCTGTAATTCAATCCTGTGGAAGACGTGTACTGTTGTTTTAAGTCTACCCAATATCGAGGAGATCCAGGAACAGTGGTTTCTGTAGTACTAAATTCTCCCCTTTCAACCCAAGCTGTAAGGCCTGATAAATTGATAGAGTCTTTAATGTAAAACCATCTGTCCGCTATGGGGGTGTGAAACGCAGACAGTCCCGCTGCAGTTACTCCTGACAGTGGAGCGAATCCTCGTTGCCATATGGTAAACGAGCCGTTAGGAACCAGATTGTCGTACTCTAATCCTCCGGTTACTCCTTGTGATCCCGATACAGGAGTACCCAAGAATGAAATTGTAGGATTTCCGTCTGCATCAGTGGTTAAATACTCGGTTCCGTTATAGATAAACGTTATAGTTTCTTCTGGATCACCGTGTGGAATAAGTTGGGCAAAATTCGTTGCTCTTTCAAAAGAATCGAGGAGTACTGGTGCATATTTTGCCAAAGTTAAATCTAATTTAAACACTCCTCCTGAAAGTACGGTACCGACTTGTCCATCAAAAGAGTAGGTTAAAGGATCTAATTCTGATTTTTTAACAAGAAAACTTCCACCTCTGGTTGTTACTTCTATTGTTAGCACAGACCCGTCGTCTTCTAAAATAGCAGAAACTACGCCCAGATGTAATCCTGATGCTGCCGCTAATGAAGTATCTGCTTGTGGTCTACACACCAATATTGTAGGGAAAGCCTGATAAGAAGTTTCTCCGTCTATTCTTCCTAATAATTTTAGATCTGGTCCATTAGCCAAATTAACCAACGACATAACACCAAAGGTGGAATTACCTCCCGGATAACTAACAACATCTCCCTTGTTTAAGGGAGAGAAATAACCAGGAACGGGGGCCTGTCCGTTGTTTGTGGTGTAGTCTACACGAATAATTATTTTGTTGTCTAGTTCCGCAGTTATTCCTGCGCTAATACCTTCAATCTGAATGCCTCGATACGGCAGAATTGCGCCTGCAGAACCAGTAACACCTAAAAGTATGGGTTTTGATACGTGGCCGTACGTGTTTGGTTCTATGGTTGTGATTCCGCCTGCTACATCTGAACGTAAGAAGTACGCACAACCGATTGACAGAGTGCCTCCCGCAACTCCTAACAAGTTGGATATGGTATTAGGAAATGTAGTGTTATTAACAATTCCTGAAGTAGCAACGGTATGGGAAGACGCGTCAGATCCTACCACTACACCTAAAACTTCTGCGTTTTCTGCAGAGTTTGCACGAGACAAGGTTAATCCTGTGTCGGTTATTCGAACAACGTTTCCAATAGTTATTCCAGAAATGATAGGAGACACGGCCACGGTTACTGTGTTAACACTAACAGAAGAACTAAACGAAACCGTATTGGTAAACGAAACCGGACCTGTAAACGTTACAGGAGTGCCTACAGACGAGCCATGTTTAATAGTAAACACGTTTCCACTACTAGTAAGGCTAATACCATCACCGGGTAAAATATTGTGAACAGTTATTCCGTTTACTTCAGAGATAATACTGTTTGTGGTATTAAACCAGGTTTGAAACGTGTCTCCGGTTGTTAGTGGTGTAATAGACATATGTTATGTTACTTGTTTGATTTCCGAATTTTCAAAAACTATTTCTCGTATTTCGGGACCGCGCATAAACGGACCTGTAAATATGGGTATAACGTACTCGTCTGAAGCCGCAGTAGAACCAACACCAGTAATTTCCATTTTTAATCTGGCAGCACCACACGGACCTCCAATAACATTAAAATTAGACTGGTCTTGTAGTGTAGAATCTTCGTTCGTTCCTGGGATTGCAGAAGACGAACACTCTACAGTTACAGGCTTAACTTTAAATCCGTATTTGGGTGATGACGATCCGGTTTCTTGGTGTACAGAATTTAAACTTAAATCAGTATTATTGTAAACCCATACTCCCAGACCGCCGTTTATCTGAGTATCCATAAAGTGGTACCAGCCTGCTCCTATAGACACAGGGCCAGATAGACCCATAGTAACTTGATCTTTGTCTGCTGGAGTTGCTCCAGTCCACGGAACAGGACCAGACCATCCACCGTGTGGTAACATTTTATTTAGTGTGGACTGTACGTAAAAAATTTCTTGTATTTCATTCAATTCTGAAGCTTGAAGAGGAAATCCTGGTTTAAATGCTACAGCGTAATAATTTTTAGCAACATCCAGCTGCTGCTCTATTCTGCTTCTGAATGGAGTCTGTCTTAACGGAAAATCAGATGAAAATGGTGATGGTATGGTCATTTCTTAATATTTATATTAAATTAATAGATACGTCAAAACGAGTAGCTTTTGTGTTTACTCTGGGTCCCAGTGTTCCGGTTGAAATGTCATTAAAATACGATGCAGTAATACCACCAATAGGATTAGCAGATATATCTGTAACATTAAAGAATTTACCTGTTTTTACGTCTATGGTGGGGGTGGTTATAGGTCCAACTGTATACGTTTGTCCAGCAAAAGTAACAGTGTCTTCGGCTGTATACGAAGACGATTCGTCGTTTACGTATAAAATATAGCCGTCAGCACGTTGAGTTCTAGCAGGATTGAGATAAACGTACTGACTATTTTCGTTTGTTGCAACCACGTATTGGCCGTAGTATCCCCTAGAATTTACAGGGTAGTCTCCCAGATAGTATACGTTAGGTGGAACTGTTGCTGCTGGAGCAGCAACAACAATAGTTCCTGGCTTGTATATTGTTACTTTAGTAGTTAATTGCTGTGTGGTTTGATCGTTTTTAGTGTAGACCGCCGGGGCTTGAGAACCCAACAACAGTGGATCGGCCATTACTGCAAATTTAGTGTGTACTATTTCACTGGGAATAGCACCAGCAATTTCAGAGTCGTAAATTAATGTGGATATTTTTAATTTTTGTGGCTTTACGTACAGCTGAGGATTTGTGTACACGTCCACCGGATACGAATGAACGGATATTCTAGCTTGTAGTGTTGTGCTTAACACTGTTTGTGATGCGTCCACAACAGGCAGTGCTCCGTAACCAGAACCCTCGGATACAATTTCTATTCCGTATATTAGATGTTTATTCAATCCTATCGGAACTGTATTTACCCTAACAACAGCATCAGATCCTGTAGGATCGGTCACGGTGAATTGTGGATTATCTGTGTTAATACTTTTTTGATCGTCTGTCAGATCCGAAAGATCTATAGAAGCAATCATTATTCCTGTTTCGTTGTGATTATTCAGTAAAAACAACTGGTAATCTTTACTAGAACCTGGAACAATTGTATATTTGCTTTCTTCTAAATTTTCTTTTAGTGTTTTAATTGTTTTAGTTGCAGGACATAACGGATTTTCTGATGGATGAGATGAATTGACACCACCAGTGGTAACTCCAGCTAAAAATAGTACGTCTCTACCTAATGCGTCTGCTAATTTCTGGCATTCGTAACAGTCTGAAAAAATAGTTTCGTTTGTGACATCTCCTGTGCTGTACACTTCGCCTGTTAGTTCATCAACAGAATTTTCTTTAAAATATAGGCAGCAACAACCAAAAGCAGTAACTCCTGTTCCGCAAAGAGGTTCATACTTTTCAGTAAATGTTGTGTAGTCAGTTTCTATATCAATTTTTGGTATAGGTATTTCTGTGGGTGTAATAAATTCCCATTCTGTGAAATCTACTTTCCATAAAGGCAACCAAGTGTACCCATCAGAATATGTCTGCCTACCGAACGCATGAGACGGTAGTTCTGTGGATAATCCTGGTTCCAAATCGTCTCTAAAATTTGCGTTGTTGTGCAAACATAAGTACATTGTTTGATTGTCTTCATTATAAACTGTACTGTAATTATCAGCATTTACATATTTTTCGTATTGTTTATTAGTTTGCCATATTTGCACTGTTGCAATATAGTGCTTCTGTGTATCGGGTATACGTTTAGAAAAAAACGAGTCTGATAACGGATCCCATTCAGTCTTAGAACTTCCAGACAATCCCCCCGTAACTATGAATATTTCTTTAGGGACATTTAAAGTTGCTGTTGATAATTTATTAGTCATTGTGTGTTAATTATCCGTTATATTTGACAAGTGAGATTTTCGTTCGGGAACGTGTAACCAGTAGCCGGACTTAAACGTATAAAGTCTCCAATAGAAATTGCACCAAAAGTAAGGCCCACAGAATATTTAGCATTAATATCAATATCCCAATTAGGAAACGCGTGTTGTGGTCCGGGATTATCTGTTCCACCACTACAACCAAAAGAATAAAGTATACTTTCGCTGTCTAAAAGAGAATATAAAGCGTAATTTTTAATTACCGGTAATTCGATGTATAAAGTTGAAGTAGAATCACCAGCGTTATTAAACACATCATGTTTTACATCATAAAAATCTTTTGTGCCTGCAGGATGAACTAAAGGACGCACAACATTTTCATAATATCCTGCACTTAATCCTGTTATATTTAAAACATAAGAAAATTCTTGCCAAAGATCATTGTCTTGAAGTACAGAATAATTTAAAAAACTACCTGTTAATTGAGGATTGTACGAATTTGGATTAGACGAGTATTGTCCTCGTAATTGTGTGTCGTCTCTCATCCAATCGTAACGGCCTCCATTTAAACGCATAAGGAATCGTTTTGGATAAGATACTGAAACTTTATCTGCTTTTATACCAAATAGAGATTCTAAAACGTATTTGACGCCTTCTTCTGTTCCCTTTTTAGTGTATAAATTTATTTTAACATTATCCAGTAATTTTTTAATCATTTCTGGATTTACATTACCGCTGGGATTGTCTGTAGTCTGGATGCTGTTTACTGGAAACGAATTAATATACGAATATAAATAGTGTTTTAATAGATTAGAAGGAGCAGTTTCAATGTCTATTAAAGTTTCTAAATTAAAAAAATTTACATTATTTTCTGCCAGACCACACGATAACCATTTATAATACTCTTTAGTCATCAATATTAATTTTGATGAACCGTTTGAGTTTTCTCGTAACCAAAACGGAAATAGCTCTTCTATGTTCATAGGATACGAACACGTAGGAGCAGGCTGTTCGGTTGGAGCAAAAAAAGCAAGAACGGTTTGTTGTAATGGTGCAGCAAGTTCTGCTATAGTTGGTATTCTAGTATCAGATAACTCCTCTTCGAACTGAAGATTTACGTTTTTAATTTTATTTGTACACCACAAAATCATTTTATACTCCGTTTACTGTGGCATTACATTTTAGTAAAAATTCATTGTTAAATATTAGACCATCTTGATATCTGGGAACAGCTGTGATGGTTGTGTACTGTATTTCCGGTAAAACATTACCTTTAATTGTAACAATACCTCGTTTATAATCCACATCTCCCAATGAATTTGTTGAAAGTTGTGTGTAATTTACGGAATTATAAGGATATAATTTTCCTGTTAGAGATTCTCCATCAGAGTTAAACTTAACAGGAGAATCTCCTATAAAAGCAGCTTGGCCATTAAAAGTAATTCCCGAAGTTGTCACAACAGTAAATTTAGAACCAGCCGAAGCACTTGCTAATTCATTTTTAAAGCTTATAGTTCTTTCAGTAACCGAACCGTATACATTTAATGAAAGACTTACACTATTTAAATTTATTCCGGTTACAGTGTAACTTTCTCCTATTAAAGAACGAATGTCGCCTAAAAATATAGTATTATTAAATTTATAATTTGTATTATAAAAATCATTAACCAAATTTTTAACAGCAAAATTATTAATACTTGGTCCAAAAACACTTAAATTTAAATTTGCAGTGACTATTTGTGGTTGAGCGTATTCTGGTAAAACAGTTATTCCACATTTTCTTTTTAAATATGCTATACAATTTTTTACAGAATAAGAACCTGCGGTAAGTCCTTCGTTAGCGAATGAAATGAATACTCTTCCAAATGCAGGGGGGCTTGCTTCTTCTCCACCCCAAACGTTTATTTCTTCTTGAGAAGTGATATCTACTGGGAGTAAACCAGAATTTAATAGTAGTCCGTAATAATCGTCTTTAGTTACTGCTCGGTCGTTTGCGGCAAATAATTTAGGAGCGGAAAATCTATACAGATCCAAATCCGGAGTAGTTCTTCCTCCACTGGAAGGAACAACCCCAGTTATACTAACATTTGCTGATGAACTAAAAGAACTAACAGAATTGGCGTTTTCTCCGTTTGGAACAAGATACGATACTTTTACTACATCCCCAGCTTTTATATTTTTACCGTAATTGTTGCCGAAATCGTTTATACTTCTTCTACCAAATATTATATAAAATCCAGTATTAGTTCGGTCTAAAAAGTAAACTTTTGCTTCTGGACCAACACTTTCTGTATTATTTGCGTAATCCCATACTTCTTCAACACCGTCTGAATATACTTTTACTCGTAAAGTATTGATATCTAAGTTTTTACTGCCAATAAAAGTTTTTTGTGTTTCTATATCTACAGAAGTAATAAGGTCTTTGACTACAGTAGAAGCCTCATAAACTAACCCTAAATCGTTGGTTCCAATAAATTTATCTTCGTATGCAGTTATGGCAGAAGAAGTTAAAGAAGAAGTGCCTGTTATTTCTGCAGCAGAACACGTTCTACTCGGTAATAGCACACCTAAAGGTTTTAGTAATGAAACTACGTTATTTTCTAGTTGAGCTGTTTCTAAAAAACTCTCATTGGCAATCATGTTTGCGTAATACGCATAGTATAATGAGTTATACGCAAATACGTCCAGTAATAAATTAATAGCAGAACCATCGTAATTGTAACTGTTTAAATCAGAATTTGGTAGTGTTTTTAAATATTGCTTGAAGGATTCTTTCAATCCTTCAAAATCTAAAGAAGATATATTTATTTGTGGTGGAGGATTTGCCATTTATTCCCTTTAAACTGTTAAACTCAATGAACCTGATGCTGCTATATTGTTTTTTAAATGAAACGTTAAATTTACTTTAAACCCGTCTTGTAGTCTTATAAATTCTATATTATCTATTATTGCTCGGGGCTCTTGAGTTTCTAACTGAGCCTTTACTATCTGTTTTAGTACCATCAGTTCAACATCAGACTTGTTTATCTGTAATCCCTCAACTAAATCTGAACCAAAATCGGGTCTAAATACACGTTCATTTTTTCTGGTTAAAGCTATATTTCCTAAACTTTGACTAACAGCAAAAACGTCTTTTTTGAACGAAATGTCGTTTGTTAGTTCGTTTTTTGTTAAAAAAAAGTCTATGTCGGAATATTGTGCCATTTATTTTATTTATAATCTTTTATGGATTTTCAATAACAACTTTTCTGTACGTCTTGGGATCTATTTCGGAACCGTCTCGCATCAAATGCAAAAACATTGAATGCTTTAATGGAGTTATCACTCTTTGTATTTTATACACCATCCACCTACCATCGTGTCTGGTTTTTTTAATTTCTGTATTATTTTGCATGTTTATGGAGTATTCTATATTAATTAGATCTCCCGGTTTTATATTAAAATCACCATGCACCAGAATTCTTATCCTGTTATACATCAGTAATGCAGTTTGAGCTCGTCTGTATAGAGGAGTTTTTGGTGGCGTATTCCAAAAAGTAGCATTTGTTTTAGAATATTCTACATATTTTGAAAATTTTTCTCCACAATTTTCAGCACTATATTGCGGAGGTATATAATCATCTACTCGTATTTCATCTGGTAATTTAGCTAATCTTCCGTAATCCGTTTCTCCTGACGATAATCTATAATCTGATTCTGTAACATGACCTTTAACTGACCACCAAGCTAAGTTTGGTCTATCAGACTGATCAGAACAGAAACAACTATACGCTGCATTAGGATCGCTGTAATCTATTCCTAACCATTCTTTTCCCAATTCCTTAGATATTGCTGCACACTCAGACGCAGAATTTTTTGCGCACAATAAATCATCTTCTGACGGTTCAATTCCAGTTGGTTGATATTTTCTTAAATGACCAGGAACAAATTGAGGGTATGGTGGTAGTTCGGAATTGGGTAAAAACAAATCAGGATTTAATGATGGACCAAATTTACTGTGTTCTCTAGAAGATATACTAAATTTATGATTGTAGAATCCACTATAATCATCTGATGAAAAATTTGAAGTATTTACTTGATCTTGACTCATATTTAAACCTATTATTTTTATTATTGTTGTGGTTTAGTGATACAATAACCCGAATTTTCTACGTCAAAAATAAACATGGGGCCTAATTCTTGTTTTGGAGGAAATCCACATGGAAAAGATGTAGCTGGTATAAGAAGATCCACCATCTTGGAACTTATTACATCTATTTTAACTATTCTACCAACATAATGATTAATAATAGTTTCATTATCTGCGCTAGATTGTGATCTAAAACGACCAACTGGCTGCATTACAACACCGTTTATAGAATTATCTCCTTTTAATACTTGGCTGCTTGCCCCTGGAGAAATTAATGCAGTTTGAAATCCCTCATCAGAACTTTCTTCTTTATCTTTTGGTAATGTGGTATTCAAAAATTCATTCAAATTATATGCATTTCCTTTTATCCCCCACGGAACTGTAACTATACTAAACGGATAATTTTTATCGGCTACAACTTTCTGAACAGAATATTGATTTCTAAATCCTTTACCTTGGTCTCGTTTAAACCAAAATTCTATTTCTTCAAATTTGTATTGATATATTCCCCCCGCTCCGTTGTCATATATTTTAACGGCGTCTAATAAAATAGCGTAAAAACTTGTAGGTTGATTTCTTTCGCCTAAAATAGTATTTCTATAGAATTTCCATTTTGTATCTTGACGTTTTAAGTACACATAATCACTTCTTTTCTGTGACAATGGCCATTTTATTTTTTCATAAATTTTCTTTAAACACGAAGCAGGAAGTTCACACATATCAAATTGAGCTTGCCAATAGTTTCCTTCTATTCGTTCTACTTCTCCTGTAATTCCGCCTATTAACTCTCCCTGATAATGTTTGTAAGAAGAATCCCAATAATTCCACCATGGTCTATTTCCTTGACCATATGCGTCCTGATAATAACCGTAATTAGAATCGTTTATTCTGTTTGGTGAATATATTAAAGATACGTCTTTTTGATCTACCGGCGGATGTGTTGATATTTTCTTGAAAGCATTAAACGAACCGTAATAGTCGTAAACTACTTGATATCGGTTTAAAGATTCTGCCGTGTCTGATATAAAGTTATAAGGATTAGCCCAACTTGGTATAACCCTAACGTACTCTCCACTAAAAGCTCCATTGTTTACGAGTTTAGAAACTGGAGTTTCTGCTATTATTTGAAGATCTACTATTGCGTTTAGATCGTTTTCGTTCAATGATGGTGTATAAGTTGCTTTTATTGGTTTTTCTAATAAAGATTCTACACATTTAAAATTAAATTTATCTAAATCTTCCCAAAAGAAAAAGTTTACAGCATTGGGATTCTTTTCATAACATGCGTATTCACAAATATAATTCATCATCTGGCCAATTTTTGCCGGAACACCAATTTTACTCCACGGATAATGAGCCGGATTTATTTTAAACCAAACATCATTATAAGTAGGATCTGCTTCTAGCTGTTTAGGAGCATCTTCTCCTTGATTGGCACCAAAACCAAATTCTTGAAACACGTATTGCACAAATCCAGGTCCTGATATTTTACCACATTTTTCTAAATTCGGAACATTGTTGGTATACCCGTTAGATGATGTAGGAGAACCACTGGAAATTCTTCCTATAAAAGATTTCAACAACATAGTATCAAAGTTTTTGTATACAAGCTGATCCGAAGCAAATTTAATTGCTACTGGAATAGTGTTTCCAAACGGTCCTAGAATTTGTTTAGAAACAGTATTTGCTTCTGTTGCTATTTCAACAATTCTAAATGTAGCAGTCTTTGTTGATTCTTGGGCTGTGTATTTTATTTTTACAATATCATACGATGTAAAATTTAACTGTTCTACTATAAATGCGGGATCAAAGAAATATAAAGTACCAGAAACAGACTCAGAAAACATGTCTTCATCTAAAATAAGCGAATCAAAAATCATAGGTTCGTTTGCGTTTCGTGGATATACTGTAAACGCAACCAAAGGAGACGACTCATTAACAGGAGTGCTGTTAATGAGAGTAATCTCCTGTATTTCTATGTTGGGTATATTTATTTGACCTATTTGATCATCATTTGGTAAAATACTCATAATTTAGTTATCCTGATATCAATCTTATTTTCTGTTTGCACTAAATTCTTGAATTGTTTTTCAAAATCGTACAGTTTATTATTATTTAGATACTTTATGTCCATAACTTTAATTTCGTTTTGCTGTACTTTATAAGGAGTTATCAGTAAATCATTTCCAGACGCAGATTTATAATTGTTTATAAATGTAGACTTCCAAACAGCACCACCGTTTGCTGCAGGGTCTTGAACAGTTCCAGCTGAATTTACAATATATTGAACCGAGTTTATATACGAATCTATGCTCAATAGTTTATGCTGTATATTTTTAATAATTGCTCCGTCTCGCACAATTGAAACGTTAGTACCAGAAGGATCAGTAAACGAAATTGCTGTGTCGTCCGGAGACGTGTACGCTTTTAGGTAGATTCGTTTAAACACATCATCTACTTTATCCACTCTTCCTAAGTATTTTTTATTTTCTCCAATTTCAAATAATGCTAAGTGGTTTCCTCCAGATTCTACCGTATCAAAAGTACCGGATATGGGAGTCAAATCTACTGTGAGAGTAGAACCAGAACAACCTCCAGAATCTGTAATAATTTTTCCTGCGGTAAACAGTGTTCCTGTAGAGTCTATTGCAGCAGAGTGCCGATCTCCGGCAGAAACATATGTGTACGTTCCTTGTGGTATGTCTTGTCTGTTGTCTAAAGTAGAACCCAAGAAGTACACATTTCCGGACTTGTTTAGTAAGATACTATGATCTTTTCCAGATTTAATTTTTACTATATCCTTTAAGTTATAAAAATCAAACAACTGATTTGGAACTACATTTAAACTATTAAAGTAGTCAAACAGATTTACTAATTTAGATACATTTGTATTGCCCGAATCAAAAACAGTATAATCTTTATTTGTTAATTCGTTCGTTAATTTTGTCCAATTAATATAAGTATAACCAGAATCCATTTCATGATTAGACCATGTAAATGTTCCTCCATTAACTCCATAATAATACCACTGATTTAGAGCTATTTGATCAAAAGTATTTCCTTGAATAGCAGATATAGAATTATCAAAAATATTTAAATCATTTATACTAGTATTATAATTATAATTTGAAGATCTAGAAATATTAATTGTTTCAAAGAATTGTGAAAGATTAATATAAACTCCTGTTATTCCTTCAACTAAAATAGGACCTTTATTAGTTGCATCTAAAGTAATTCCTATATTGGAATCTTGTGTGTGGCTAAATGATGTT